CACCAAAACTGTAAATGTGGTCTGCCTGTCGAATATCAGCCTGAGCGTTAGCGAGATCGACCTGTAGAGCCACGCCTTCCTTTTGAGCCTGGAGCTGGAGCTGAGCCATTGCGAGCTGCTGGGCATTTTGGGCCTTCAGCGTGAACAGTTGGACGATGGCCGGGACCATGCCGGCGAGCGCGCCAAGGATTGCGGGGAGCGCCGCGAGGACGGCGATCATGGCTTCGTCGCCAAATTCTGGATTGCCTGATCCTTCGATGCCGATCCTGAGGAAGATCCGATCCAGTAACCGACGACCGCAGTAAAGTTGGTGGCCAGCGCACCCAGCAAGATCGAAAGGATTTCCGGCACAGCGCCGCCGTCGAGCTTGCGGGTCATGTAGATGACGGTAACGGCGATAAATCCGATAACGACGACGGCAGAAACGACCACGCGTCCCCAGTCATTGAGCCCGTTCATGCTTTCCCCTTGGGTCTGAAAAGATCGAGCACGCGCCCCCAGAAGGTCGGCGCGAGATCAGCGTGTGCCTGCGTACCAGGCGGCGGCAGAACGATGTCTGGAGGTACCGGCATCGTCGGCACGGGCTTCCCATCTGCCAGCGCCTTGTCCAGCGCGGCAAACGTCTCTGGCCCGACCAGCCCATCCACCCCGATTCCGGCTGCGAGCTGGAAGGCGCGGACGGCGTTACGCGTGGCAGGCCCAACAATGCCGTCCAGATCGAGCTTCGGGTTTGCGCCGAGCCTGTTGAGGCTGTTCTGTAGCCAGATGCCGTCACGGATGGGCTGCGCGCTGGGCGAGACGCTGGATGGCTTTGGCTGCACCTGAGGCGCGGGACCGTCGAAGGTGATTGACGGATCAATCTCCATCATGGTCAAGATCAGGCCGGCGCAGCCGAGCTGCTTGTCCACCGTGTCGGGATCAAACACGCCGTCGCGGACGTATTTGCCTGACCGATATTGATCCGTGCCGCTCCAGATGTATGGCGACGGAATGCCACGACTGGCGTATCCAATGCCGTTGTAGCGCTCCAGATTGGTCAGCATGCCTCCAATCGACCAGTCCTTCAGCCTGGCCGCATAGGGCGAGCACTTCACCAGCGCGTCCACAGCCGCATCCTCGAACGAGGCAAACGGCCCACGTCCGGCCGGAACGTGCGTCGACACCCTGTTCCAGGGATCGCCCTGCGCAAGGCTCTTGCTGAAGTCCTGCGAGGATTCCCGGTAGTGGCTGACCGCGATGAAAACCCATGCGATGTCCGGCATACCAGCGGCCCTCGCGATTGCGAGATAGCGGCCCTTATTCGCCACCGCCACCTTTGCAGGGCGGGCAAACTCGGCTTCACGGGTCAGCTTGGCTTTCGACCAGCGGTCAGCGTTCTTCGCGGTGAGCGCGGAAAGGTCTACCATGGATTTTACCTATTGGATTTCTATCGCGCCAGAAGCTGTGCCTCTCGCGTTGACTTGGAAACTGGTAGCATCTGCCAAGGAACACGTAGCCGTTGCAGAAGCAGAGCGGACATCACAGACGAACCCTTTGCCCGTGACGCCGTACTCGCGGCCAGCCATGCCGCCGCCGGACTGAGCGGTGACGCTTGGCAGCGAGAAGGTCATGCTTGACGTACATGTCCCGAGAGAAGTGATCGTGAAGTCCACTTCAAGAAACATGGTCTTCCCGATCGTCTTAGATCGAGCGTTGTTCGTGGTGATGCTGGCCGTGCCGCACGAGGGAGAAGCGGTGAAGCCGGCCCACGCCGTCCCCGTGTCGCCAGTGCCGCCATTCGCCAGCGGCAGCGTACCAGTGACCGCGGCAGAAGATGCAAGGTTGACCTGACCAAAGGCCAGAGCCGTGCCTGCGCTGTTGACCACGAGGGCTTGGTTCGCCGTACCCTGGATATCGGCCACGTTCGCCGTTGCGTTGCCGGTGACACCGATCACCGAGCGGGCTACGCCCTGCCGGATCTTCGTATTGTCGACCGCATTGTTCGCGATACCAGCCGTCGCGAGCTGGCCGCAAATGATCGTGCTGGCGCTTTCGATGAAGGCACAGGAGCTACCAGCTACAGCGGCAATATCTCCCGGAACGCCGCTGGAGTTGGCCGAGCGTCCGATCAGCGATAAAGCCGCGCTGTTGCGCAGCATGGCTGAAGTCACCTTGGCCGATCCAATGGCAGTCACGCCCGAGGCATTGATCGTCACATCGCCCGTGAGGCTCTGGCAGATCGGCTTGGCCGCGTTCTGGCCGATGGCGATCTGGGCCTGCGTGCAGAGGACTGAGGCAAAGCCGGTCTTGCCGGCGCCCTGCCCGACTGCAAAGGCGTTGGCTGTAACCGTGCCGGCGGTCTGAGCCGAAGCCGCAGAGGCATAAAAAAAGCTCGCCAGAGCGAGCAAGGAAAGCTTATGCAGACGGGTCATATTGCGTAGCCCACACCTCTTATTGGACGAAGGAAGACGCTGCCGTTGTCAGCAGCAATGGTCCATGACGAAAGACCCTGGATCGTTTCGGACCCGCTCGGGTTGATCGTGATGTTGTTGGTGCCAGCGTCCCCTTTCCAATCAACAATGAGGACCGGAACGAGTTGGCCGCCAGAACCGATCTTGCTCGCGGCAAGGGGCAGCGTGAGCGTCGTAGCGCTTCCGACCGTCTTGTTTACCCGAACAGTCGAAGAGTCCGAGTTGATGGTTGCTGAGGCGCCGGAAGTGATGACCTGGTCAATGTCTGCTGATACTGGCTGGAATACGCTGCCTAGCTGACTTTCGAGCGCGTTCATGTCGAGGCTGAACGTGTAGACAGACCCTTCCTTCTCAAGCGCAACTGGACTCTCCACGAGAACGTTCGCGGGGAATATCGTCCTGAATTTCAGCTTCAGCGCCATCTCAGTTGCCCTCAACAACGGCGACCGTGCCGTCGATCAAATCGCTAATGAAGCCGTCGATCGTGACCTTGACACCGAGGCGGTATGTTCCAGCACAAAGGGCGGATAGGTCAGTGTCCTCGAATTGCCACTGGAAGCCGGGACCGGGGACAGTCACCTTCCCGTTGTCGATCGTGGCGGACGCGCGTTGGCACCCGTCCATGTCCTTGATCGTCACTTCGATGTCGAGCGGGCTGACCGTCGAAAGGTCCGTCGTCGTCCCCGTGTCCTCGTCAACCAGCTCGCAAACCTTGCTGAGCCAGGTCGCTCGGTTCGAAATGACGTCAACTTGGCCTGTAAACATTCAGGTTCCCTATGGAAAAGCCGCCCGGAGGCGGCTTGCTCTACGTTCGGTTGCGATGTTAAAAACTGCCCCTCAGGCTGAGGGATCACATGGCATCAATAGTTAGTGCGGCTCGCGTGGCCGCCCGTCGTCTTGGTATTGAACTCTCGCGCTACCGAGAGCCCTTCAATCTCCACCTTTATGATGGGATGGAAAAAGAAGCACTTCTCAGAAAGCCATTCATCAACATCGGCGCCGGATCGTTCTGGCATCCACACTGGACGAACGTTGACTATGTTTCAGACTGGTACAAAGGCGTTCAACGAGATGTCGTCCATTACGACATCATGAGCAAAGAGCCGTTGCCCTTTGGGGACGCATCGCTCAAAATCGCCTACACTTCTCATACCATCGAGCACATCAAAGAGGACGCCGTTGCGTCTTTATTCCGCGAAGTGCATCGCACGCTTGAACCGGGCGGGATATTCCGGGTTACGACCGGGCCCGATGCAGAGACCGACTTTCGCGCCCTTATGCGAAACGATGAGAACTGGTTTTACTGGGACCACTATTACGAAACCGATTACCAGCACCTGTTTAAGGGCCCGGCCACCAGCGTTCCGTTAGCCGAACGCTGGCTGCATCATGTCGCTAGCGAACTCGCCCCGAACGACAAAACCGAATCCGCTCGCAAATACCATGCAGACGAGATCATGAGCCTCATTGCCGAGAAAGGCTTTGAAGGCTCTCTCGATTTCTTCACTGGGCAGTGCAAATTCAGGCCCGATAGGCCCGGCAATCACATTTCTTGGTGGACCCATAATAAGGTCGCTCGCTATTTGCGAGAGGCCGGGTTCTCAACTGTTTACCGTTCAGGGCGCAACCAATCGGCATCGCCGTTAATGCGCAACTCTGACCTTTTTGACTCCACTCACCCGCAGATGTCGATCTACGTTGAGGCTATAGTTTGAGATAGTAGGTTGCGAGCATCATCGGCGGCAAGTTCGAGAAGGGGGTGCTAGTGCCCCCTTGCGCAAAACCGGAAAACGAGGACGATATTGTAAGCGGCAGCGTCGTCGTTCCAGAACTACCACCTGGCTCATAAACCAATTGAGTTGTCGGAGAGCCGTTAACTGCCGCAGTTTGGATAGTAGCCGTTCCGGTCGATGAGATCGTTCCGGAAGGCGTGTAGGGCGGCAAATTCGCGACCACGAGCGTTGTGTGATCTGTCGTTGTGCTGACAGCACCGAGCGCCAAGGTGGTGCCAAAATAGGTCGAAGACAGCCAGCTTGCGGCGCTATTACCCATGTCCGGCAACCCAGCCAAGACGCGCCCTCGCAAGTCCGGCAGCGCAATCGTCTTGTTGGCCGCCCAATCCGCCGCAGCAGATGCGCCGCGGCCGCCGCTTACCGCGAGGTTAGCATCTGCGCCCCAGAGGTACTGGAACAGGGCCTGGCAGTCAGCGTTGGCGCGCTCCGTTGCGCCGCTGGTCGCGCTGCCGATAGTGCGGCCGTTCGCCCTTACCCATCCGGATAGAACGGAGGTGCCGTAGGCGACTTTGAGGTCTCCGGTTGCGGCAATCGTCGTCGGGTCGACCGAGCCGCCCCCGCCACCGCCGCTTGAGGCGCCAACAACCGTCAGATTGTCGCCAACAAAGATCTGGGTGCCGTTCGATTTGGTCAGCCGGACCTTGATCGTGCCGTCAGCGACGAAGAATTGCGGTAGTCGGCCTCCCGCGTCACAGGTCAGCGGGTTCGGCAGAACCTGCGTAAGTCCCGAATCCGAATAGGCATTTTGCGGCGTCGCAACTGTGCCGGCCTGATAGACGTAAAGCTTGCAGCCTGGCGCGACTGCTCCCGTCAAATCGAATTGTGGGGTCAGCGAGAAGGCTGGGATAGTCCCAGCGCCATGTGCTACAGTCACCAGCGCAAAAAGCCCCGCAAAAGCGAGGCAGAGACGTTTCAGCATGTGGAAGCTCTTCCAATTGTCGATTATGGCCGCCGTGATGTGCGGCAACATCAGATACGAATGGACGCCGAACCCATACGCGGCTGGCGTTCTTGGTGTATTGGCCGCCTTCTTCGCGACCCTACTTGTTGGCGGAATTGGTTCTCTGTTCGGTCGTGGCCGCGCTCCCCAGCGCGATCAGGCGCCCAGCCATCACAAGAGCACGGTCGGAGCCAGGTGGGATACGAACAATCTGTCTCAAGGCCTCCCCAGAACGTGGGTCAGTGATGATGCGCGCGATCTGATCGAGGTTTCGCCCAAGGCTCCACGCCTTGAAGGTGTCGTTGGCGAAACTCATCCACTTCCCGGGCGAGACGCCCTTCGACGCCAACTCTTGAAGGCCGCCCGTCGACATTGACTGGACTTCCAGGGCGTTGAAGGCAGTTAGCGAGCCCTTCGGCTGCCGCGTGCCTGTCGCCGCCATAATGTCCAGAAGGTGCTCAAAGCCCTGCCAACGCGCCTGACCGTTCGGGAGGGCCAAGACTGCGGCCCGGAGGTTTTCTCGCTGCTGAGCGTTGCCGGCGATTTTGGCCGCGAATTTTGCCCCGGCGAATTGATTGGCGCCGCCCTGGAGATCCCGTGCAGCCTGGTTAAAAACCATCTCAGCATGGGCTCGGACCAATTGCTCGGCTGCGGCTGGTCGACGTTGCACCAGTGCCGAAACGGCGTCGTGAACTTCATTGTGCGTTCCCGGTACCGGGTTCTCCGGGAACAGTGCCGCAATGGCCTTTTGCGTGGTCACGTCCTTTTTGGCGAGCTTGCCGAGCGGACCCTGAAGCAACGGCTCCAAGAACTCCTCTCGTCCACGCCGGCCGATCTCGAGCGCGATCTGATAATCAGTCGACTTGGCCTCGCCAATCTGACGAACCGCCGACGCCTGCATTTCGCGCGTGGCCTGCGTCTCGTGGCTACGCTGAGGATTGAAGCGTGAGGCCGCATTCTCACCTAGCTCGTCGAAATGCTTCTTGACCGCATTCAGGAAGCCGACCGAATTGTCCGGAAGGTTTTCGACGCGCCAGGCGTTCGGACCATTGCGAACCGCATCGCGGGCCTCCGTCCATCCCGGGATGGCGCGCACATGCGACATTTCGGCGGGCGTGAGGAGCACATTCGCCGATCGCTGATAGTATGGCTCAGCAGTCGCATTGATGATCTGGCGCACACTGTTGAGCGTATCGTTTGCCGCTTCGCCGGCCGCAGGCCCGATGGTCGACGGGTAGGCAGGCATCTGCGCCATGCGGTCGAATTCGCCCCGGGCAGCCTGCTCGATCTGAGCCGGCCGCTCTGCAAAGAATTCTTGCATTTGCGGCCGGGTCTGGCCGTGGCTTTCCAAGATCCGCTGCGTATCGGTCAAAACCGGCTGGCCGGTTACGCGGGACAAGGCTTCCGGCCATGTCAACGCAACGCCGCGGGTCTGCGCATGTTCAATAAGCTGGCCTGCGCGGGTGATGTCCTGCTCCGTCACGGAGCCCGGGATTTTGTCCCTGATGAGCTTTTCGACCGAGCCAGGGCCTGAGAGGGCGGCGCCGCCAGCGCCTGCCAGAAAGCCCGCCAGAGCCTTCACATAGGGGTTCTGATCGGTCAGGCGCCCGGCAACAACTGTCGTCGTGGCGGGAATGGCCTCTTGCAGGACGAGCTTGCGCGCCATGCTCCCGGGCCCGGCGATCGCCGCCGGCAAAAACTCGCCAAAGGTCTCGGCGTCCGCCTCGGTCTGGTTCTGCGGCTTCCGAAACTCGCCCGTGACCTTCTCGACCTGCCCTTGGATATCGTGCGAGGTCGGGAATTCCGGTGGCTGGCTGACCGACATGGTGTCACCCATGCGACCATATTTGCGAGCATACTTCTCTGATTCCGGGTCCGACTTGATATCCGGCAGGTAGCTACCGACCTTCTTGGCGATCTGCTGGATATCGCCGACGATGCCAGCCAAGCCTATCGTGCCCTTGGCGACGCCGACGCCAGCCTGCTTGGCGACGCCGCCGTAATCGGTTGGCTTTTCGGTCGGGTACGCATCCCAGTTATCGGCGGCCTTAGCAGGCGCCTCCGGGAAGGCGTCCCAACTCTCAGCGGCCGGCGCGTCTCTGAAAGCTACATAGGTCATCAGGGCACGTACCGCGTTTTTCCGTTGGCGTCGGTAAAACTGTCACCCGACTTGAGCTTTCCGGCCGCGACCGCGGCACGAACATCAGCCGGCGAATTGAACTGCTGAACAGACGACGCCTGCTTGCTCTGCTTCTGCTCGCCGATGACGCGGTGCCAATCCTTGATCTCGGCGTCAGTGAATAGCGGGTTTTTCTTGTAGAATGCCGTCACCTGCTTATCAAAACCCGGATCGAGAACGCCGTTCTTTTCCTTGTAGTCCTGCGCCATCTCGGCGATCTGCGCGTTGCGCTCGTGCGTGCGCTTAGAAATTTCCACCAAGAGCTTGTTGGCAGGGATCGAATTATCAGGTGCGGCCGCGGCCTCGCGCGCCATGTTGATTTCAGCGACGCGGATTTGACCGAGGCCCTTGAGCGCGCCGAGCGAGGAAAGCACGTTGGCCGCCGTCGCCTTTCGGAGGTATTCCTGAGGAACAGCAGCCTCAGGATCGATCCCGACCGCACTCTTGAGGCGCTTATAGAGCAGATTGTACTTCTCACCCGCACCCGAGAAAAAGTTCGGGTCATTCATCTGCTCTTTCAGAAGATCGAGCTGCGGGATTTCCATCTGTGCTTTCGTGCCGGCCTCGACCAAGCCCTCGTACTTCTTAACGCTGGACTTTGCTTCCTCGGTCGCCGCCGTTTTGCGTTGCTCGGTATCGGCCAGCCATTCGTTGAAGGGCAAGTTGCCACCCTGGCGCCGGTAGAGGTCATATTGCTTCATGTCAGGCGTTGGCGCACCCTGCTCTTGGAGCGCTTTCAGCCGCGTCAGCGCCGCTTCCTGGACTGACTTTGGATATGCCGGGTTGCTGGCAATCGAGGTATAGATGGCGATCTGCTTCTGGATTTCAGGGTCTGAGCCAGTCGGGATCGCGCCGCGTGTCGCGATGGCAGACGGGGCGCCGAACGTGCCCTGGTTCTGCTGCGGGTTCGGAGCAACCTGAGCCGTTGCGGGAGCCTGTGGCTGCTGCGGCACGGCCTGCGCGGTCTGGGGCTGCTGCTGTACGACCTGACCGATGCCCATCCGCTTCAACTGCTGGATGGCTGGGACAAGCACATTGCGCACCTGCGGATCTTGCGTGTTGATAGGCGCATTCGGATCTTCAAGGCCGAGCTGGCGCGCGACTGATGCGCTGGCCGCCCCTAGCTGGTCGTTCGGGATGCCTTGAGCGGTCAGGATTTGGCCGAGCGTTGCTGTACCACCCGCCGGGCCCGGCTGTGCTGCCGGCTGGCTTTGCGTGCCGCCACGATTGAGCGGCGGGGCGACCGGAACGGATGCGCCACGATTTGCGGAAGGCGGCGATACTGGCGGCTGACCACCGCCCTCAAGCTGACCAAGTTTCTCCGCAAGAGCCTGTCCAGCCTTCAGTTGCTGGCGCTGGATATCCAAGTTCGATGCCGCAACGCCTTCGTTAAGGCCACCCCTTTGAAACAATATCTTCGACATGGCGGCGAAGTCAGGGTTGCCACTCGCGTCTGTCGGCACACCATCCCGGAACGCACGCCGAAGATTGGTCTCGTCCGCCTGCTTCTGAGCGTTGCGGAACGTCTGGACCGGATCGCCGATCGCATCAAAACTGTAGCGCGTGTTTCCACGCGCACCCGAAATGATCTCGTCGATATCGGCCATTAGCCGAACCCTCCAAAGAGGCTCGCACCCAGGTTTACGGCTTTACCGATGCCGTTCCACATGTTCTGGCTGATGTTGTAGTTGTTCATATCGGCCGCGGCATTCGAGGCCCCCTGCCCGGTATAGTTGGCATTCGCCGCGGCGCCTTGGCCTTGGAAGCTCTGGTTAAGACCGCCGCCGAGCCCAGTGCTGACACCAGCCGCACCACTAACCGCGCTGTTGTTGGCGCTCAGATACGGCGAAAGACCTTGCAGATAGCTGCCATAGGTCTGGCCTGCCAAGCCCGTTGCATATTTCAGCGTATCAGCGTCAGCGTTGCCGCTGACAGGATTGCCGGCGGCAGCATGCGTGCGGTTCAGTGCCTGCAAGCCCTGGTCGAGCGCAAAACCATATGTGCCGTACTGACCCGAGTTTTTGAACGTGTCCATGGCGCGCTGAAGGCCAGCGGTTCCGTTCGCGCCGCTCGCATCGCCATAGGCATTTGAGCCGGCCGTGGTTGAGGCCACCAGTGGTGCGTAATAGCTCGATGCCTGATTATAGCCCTGCGTGAGCGCATTGCGACCCTGCCCGTAGAGATCAGAGAGGGCGTTGTAGCCCTGCTGTAGACCGGCGTTGCGATCTCGCGCGGCCTGCTCGGCATCGTCGTTCGAGAAAATCGAGAAAAGGCCCATCAGTTAGCCCCCGGCGTCCAAAGCTTAGTGGTGGAGTTGTAGACAAGCACCTGACCATTGGTCGGCGCCGTGGTTGACACGTCAGGCAGTGTTCCGAGCTTCTGGATGCTCTGAAAATAATCGTACCAAGTCTGATTCATGGTCCCGGTTGCCTGATCGATCACAGGAACATCCTTGCCGGGGAATGGTCGCGCCATCAGTGATTCCTAAGTTGTGTGTCCTGCGTGGCACCGAGGAATGCCACATAGACAGGATCAGAGACCTTCAGCCTCCAGCGCCGGCCCTGCATTCCACTCATTCCCGTCCGGAGCATCGTGATACGCTGCGGCGTCGCCTGCCGGCCAAGCTTGCGAACGAATTCCTGGCTCCAGGAAATGCCGCCATCGTCCGACCAGGAGATGCCAACGCTCGGATCTGTCGCGATCGGGTCTTGTCCCGTTGCTTGACCCACGCCGACCACGAAATTGAAGTCTGCCCGCGCGATCTTCGTCCGGTTCGGAAAGTTCACGACAGGACCGCTTTCGATCTGGAACTGGAGTGGGTTTCCATTCTCGTCATAAGTCTGCTCACCGAGATAGAGCAGCCGGTTGCCTTGCGTGTCGCCAGTGATCCACTTGCCGAAGGCAGAAATCCCGCTGATCGAGCGCCAGCGCGTTTGCTGATAGCTCGCGCGCTCGTTCCACTTCTGGCTCCCGAGGTCGAATTCCCAGGTGAACGCCGGACAGGACAGCACCCACTTTGGATGCCCCTGCGAGATGTAGACCGATGCCTCCAGCGTTGCCTTGTCCGATACCGCAGCGATCAATCGGTCAAGATCAGGCGGCGAAATCTTCAGAGGGTTCGGCGTGCCGTTATGCTGCACCACTGAATTGTCGTCAGCCACCCAGATCAGCGCCGAGCCGAAACCGTCCTCATGTCCCGCCACGGCATACGGGCTCAGCAAGCCGCGCTGGATAACGTAGGACCGCGTGAACGGGAAGCCGGTTGGCTGCGCCGTGTCGGAATAGACCGCGCCGAAATTTGGTCCCCAGACGTAATACTGGCCGTTGAACGGAAGCCCGCGGGTCAGGCCGCCGGTTTTCGCCTGCTCCTTCGTCTTATCGGTCGTAGCGATCGTGACGTCATTCAGCCCTGACGCCTGGATTGTGCCATCGCCATAGGTGAAGATAAAATAGCCATCCATGAACCCGACGCTGTTCGGCGTTCCGATGTCAGGATCAGCAAACGAGATAACCGCGCTCGACGAGACCGAGAAGGCGCCCGTTCCCGGAGCGACGCACACAACGTCAGGCGTCGGGCTTTTGTTGTTGCGCGCCCAGAAAACCTTTTCCGTGCCATTGAGTGTGCCGGTTAGCACCGCCTCAACGCCGCCTGAGGTGTACGTGGCTGCCTTTCCGCTCCAAGCAGTATAGAGTGCGCTCCCGACCAGCAAGCCGCCGCGGAAACCCGTCTGCGTCGACGTGCAGAATTGCGCTACGCCCGGCGACTTGCGCCAAACAACCTGAGGCGGGGCGAATCCTTTCGATGCCTTCACGTCCTTTCCGAGCGGCTCGGCATAACAGTTGATCAGACGGCCAGCACTCTCTTGCCCCGACGCGCCCGGCGAGGACGAGAGCGGGAACGGGATCTGTACGGGCGGCACTTTAGAAATAATCCACGCGCGCAGGCCCATACCCTGGCGTCTGGCGGGTCAGAACACGGATGCGGTTGCGCTGCTGCTGCGCAAGCTGCTCATTGGATTGACCGCCAAACTCTTCGGCCGCGGCATTGGCAACTAGCTTGCTGAAGGGCAGGAAAAGCTCGTCGTCGAGGCTGTCAGGATCGCCAATATAGGTGGTCCCGTCCGCGTTGATCTCAGCAACGACGCTGTCAATGTACCCATCCAGCGCGGTTGCGTCCTCATCGGACATGCTCGATCCAACGTCTCCACCCACGAGGATGTCGAGAGCCTTCTTCTGAATTTCGGCGCGGGTTTTAGACATTGCCCCTCACATGAAAAAGCCGCCCGAAGGCGGCCATCTCATCATTCTGCCTTGGCAGGCTCTTCGGGTTTTCGCCCCGCCAAATTGGCGCGTCGATCCGCCTCAAAGTCGTGATCGCGGGCATCCTCGACGCCCTTCTTCAGATCACGGTTCGGAGGCCGACCGCGGCGCGGCTTTTCGTCGTCCTCGCCGAGATCAAAATCGAAGTGCTGATTGCCCTGAAGCTTCTCCATCAGATGCGGGTGCTCATCCGAATTGATTTCGACGGCTTCACCATCGTTGAAAATAACGCCGCCGATGTTGCAGGACTTCGCGTCACCTTCGGGCGCATGGTAGGTTGCAGTTGCTTTGCGCATTGCAAATCTCCGGTTGGTTGCCTGCCGATCAACGCGACCGGCAGGCAATTGTTCAGCCAGCGACAAAGCCGACAAGATACAGATCGAGCGTGCCAGCCGCCGCGGTTGCGGAGCCCGTGGTCGCCGTCACCAGGATCTTCGTGTCTGCCGTGTAGGCGAACAGAAGGCCCGTCGAAGCCAGCGTCGTCGTTGAGGTGCCAGCCTGGCCGATGGTCGAAGACGACAGGAAGCGAGTCGAGCTTCCGGAATCGCCAACGGACAGCGCCAAGGTGGGCGAACCGTTGGTGTCCATGTCGGACGCAACGGCGATGATGCCGGTGACGGTGAAGCCGGCTGGCACGACGAACGCCTCCACGACGTTGCCGGTGGTGAGATCGGCCGCAACCATCGTAACGCGACGGCCGAGAGTCTTCGTGGTGCGGGCTTCGCCCAGAAGGCCAGCCTGAGGCTGGGTGAAGTCAGTACGAGTGGCCATTGCCAACTCCTCCAATGATGATGAAAAGGAAAGAGCGGCCCGCAGGCCGCTCAATTGGATCAGGCGTTGGCGACGCCGGAGACGAAGCCGGTGACCATGCCCCAATCGACGAGGTCGCCGACGGTGGCGGAAGCGCCGACCGAGAGCGGTGCCTTGGCGATCTTGCCGACGCCGTACTGAGCTTCGATGCCGATGCCCTTGATGAAATCGTAGTCGGTTTCATCGCGGCGGGTCGGACGCGGCATCTGGCCCACGACGTAGCCGAGAGCGCCCTGACCGAGTAGGAACACGGGCTCCACGTCGATCGAAGAGGCCCCCACACCAGTCAGGAGCAGGCGCTGCGTGATCTCCGGGATCTCGAGGTAGTACACACCGTCGTAGACGAGGCCGCCGCCCGTGAAGATCGGGTTCTTGGTGGTCGGGCTGGACTCGCGTTCGCGGGCATCGCGGTTGGCCTGGTACATGGTAGGATCGGCCTTCAGATCGCGCATGGCGCGCGAGCCGAGGAGGCAGAGGTACCATTCCTGGTCGTTGTTCGAGCCCTTGATCTGGAAGGGATTGATCTTGGGCTTGCCGTTATAGACGCCCGGGTTGGACGACGAAACGCCGGTCTGCTGCGCCACGTTCTTCATGAGCGAGCCGACAGCAGCGGTCATCTTGTCGTTCGTGGAGTCCACGTTGGCGACGGCGGTTGCGAAGGTCGTGGAGTAGTTTGAGATCTGCGATCCGAACACGACACGATCGACGTTCGCGGTCACCCACGAGTTCTTGTTGCCGGCGGTAGCAGCCGACCACTTGATGCCGTTCACGCGGTTGCCGGGCGCCTGGAAGCGGCCGGACTGGATCTGCGAGGTCGGAATCGAGAGCAGCGCATCCACGAGATCATCGCGGACGACGCGGCGAGCCCAGCCACGGAGGAGGCTCTGCGCGGTCGATTGGACCGAGAAAGAGTTCTCCTTGTTGGCCGCACGGTTGTTTGCGACCGCGTTGCGGGCCCAGTCCGCCCACATTGGCATGCCGTAGCTGTCCAGCGTCTCTTCGGCGCCGACCAGCGTACCGACGCCGACACCGGGTCCGGTGAGCTGCGTGACGAGCGGGATGCGGATTTCCTTGCCGTCGCCGGCCAGGTCCGACATGCGCACGATCGGGCTAGTGGAGTCGGCCCCCATAAAGGGATCGAGGCGCGACGCCCGCAGGAAGTCGAACGCGACATTCCGGCGGAATTTGATCAGTTCATTGTTCGGGTGGTTCGTAGTGAGGGCCATCGGCCGCTACCTTTCTGTTGATGGCCTCCACCGGACGAACAGGCAAAGAAAAACCCGCCTCAAGGGCGGGTGTTTTCGTCAACCTGTGTTGTCGGCTTCAGCCAGCGATCTGCTGGAAAAGCTCGCTGTCGGACACGTCTTCGATGTTCGACTTGAGCGTGGTGTTCGCCCGGCTCGCCCCGTTCAGGGACGGCGGGAGGTCAGTGCGAGGGCGACCATTCGTCTGAGTGTTCTGCTGGGCCGAGCCGCGCGCCAGTTCTGCCGCCTTCGCGAGGAATGCGGGGTCTTTCAGGCGCTCTTCCAGCTTCTTCTCGAGCCACGCGTTCGGGTCGTTGCCGACTTCGGCGCGGACCTTCTGCTCGCGGTGCCAATCGAGCAGCGTCTTTCCAGGATCGCGGGAGGCCTGCATACGGGCCCTCAGCGCCGGATCTACGGCCTTCTGAGCGGCTGCATATGCTTCCTGGAATTCGGCCGGGTGAGCTTCAGCGGCCCTCTGAAGGCTTTCCTCTCGACGTTCAGCAAGGGCTTCTTGACGAAGCTCCTCACGGATTGCCGCGGCATAGCCATCCGGATCAAGAAGGGGATCGGGACGAGAAGGCTTATCGGCCTTCGGCTGTTCCTGCTGGCGAGGCTGCTGCTGAGACCGGCGCAATTCGGCCATTTCGGCCTTCAGGCGTTCGTTCTCTTCGGCAACGCGCCGCTTCTCCTCATTGATCTCCCGAAGACGCCAGGACGGCACCTGCGGAGCGTCGTCATCGACCGCCGGACGTTCTGCCGTGGTCTCCGTCGTCGCTGCCTGCGTCGTCTCGGTCTCGGGTTGCTCCTCGATCTGCTCTTGCTGCTCGGTTACGGCCGGACTATCCGCCGTTTCCTCCGAAAGCACGTCATTCAGCAGATCTTCGTCGCTCGGTCCCTGGTTCTCAGCACTCATGGTCTCTTCCTTTCGCGTTTCGTGCGATCACGTATGCCGGCAATATCGCTGCCAGCGGGCGAGTAAGCCTGTGTCGTCGGCTTGTACGATCTCTAATCTGCGGGCTGGCGCGCGGCCTGCTTGGCCTGCTGCGCCGCCTTCTCGCGAGCCATGTCCATGTTCTGAGCGTGCTGCTCTTGCTGCATGCGCGCGGCGTTCGCAGCCTTGATGCGCTCAATCTGGATGTCAGCGGCGGCTTTCATCCGCTGGATTTCGATGTCGTTCGCTGCTTTCATGCGCTCAAGTTGCGCATCCATGGCGGCCTTTTGTTCGTCGATCTGCTGCTGGCGGGCCTGCATGGCCAAATCCTGCTGCGTCCGGGCGGTTTCCCGGGCGTCCTCGCGCTGAGCGGCCTGCGCGTCCAACTGCGCCTTGGCCTGAAGCGCCATAACCTTCGGATCGGGCGGCGGCGGCTGGTTCTGCTTCGCCTTGATCTTGTCCAGCATCGGCTTCTTGACCGAGTTGGACAGCGGCGCCAGCTCAATGGCGATTTCTGGGAACTCTTGCGCGAACTGCGGGCCCAGAGACTGGAGCACCATCATGTTATCGGCTTGCAGGTTGACCGCGTCCGGGCCTTCGTCGAGGATGATATCAACGTCGAGCGCGCCGAGAGCGTTCACGATCGCAGGACGGCCATACTCGTCTAGGTGCATCTGCCCGGTGCGCGGGTCGAACACCTGATTGACCTGGAAAAGCTGCGCCACGTTCTGGTCGTCGGTCACGCGAATCCACCGCGGCTCTTTCCAGGTCCGCTGAATGATATTCCAGATGTCGCGATAGACGCGGATTTTCCAGTTCTTGTACGCGGAGAGGTAGGGTCCAAGCTCGGCGACGCCGGCCTGCTGCAACAGCGAGATCGCGCGGCCTGAACTATCCTCGAGCCCCTGCCCGATCAGCGCGGGATTGGGGCCAAAATTCTCGATTTCGTTCTTGGACTCCTGGAGCATCTCGAGCTGCCCCTTGAAGTCCGAGACCGCCGACTGATCCGGCGCCATCTTGAGCACAGGGTTGGTCTCAACCCAGCCGTCAGGCTTGGCCCACTCGCGGCGCGCCGTCTCGATGTCATCAACAGCGCCCTTTTCCGAGATCACGCGGCGCGTATTGAGCAGATGCAGCGCCTTGGAGCGGCGGTGGTTGATCTCGTCCTGTGGCGACTTCAGGTTACGGATGAAGCCGTACCGATCGCCATCATGGTCCACGCTGGCCGAGAACATGCGATAGCGCGGAAACGTCTTGCCGCGCTCGTCGATGAACGGCGAAACGCCCTTCATCATCTCCATGTTGCCGATGTGCATACACCAGCGCCACTTGCCGCCCTTGATGTACCAATGGTCGGCTAGACGGACCTTCCGCTCATTGCTGTTGATCCAGTTCTTTTCGCGGTCAGCGTCGTTGATCGAGGTCAGGTCCGATCCGGACATAACCAAGCTGTCAATGTCAGCAGCCTTATCCGGAAACAGCTCCTTGGCCTGGTCGATGTCGATCCACTTTGCGACGCCCATGTACCTGGCATCGGTGAAACCCTCGTCCCATGATCGCGGATCATAGAAAAACCCGTCTGCATAGACGATGTGGATTTCGAGCGTCGGATCGCCTTCGTCCCCAGGAACGAGGTCGTATTCAATGCCAGCAATGCCATCAATGGCTGCCAAGCGGGCGATGCGCGACGATTTCGACTTCCAATCGCTCGTGTCGAGCTGGTAGCGCAGCGTGGCGGTCGCAAGTTCGGCGCCCTCGTCCTGCTGCGGCGTGCGCGGATAGGCTTTCACGTCCTGCCGCAGGCGCTCCACGAGGCCCACAATGGCGTCGATCTTGCGGACAATGCGGTTTGACGTGACGATCGGCTGGCCGCGCTCACGGAGCTTGCGGATCTCTTCCTTCGTCCATTGGTCGGCATGGTAGTAATGCCGCGCCTCGACCATCTCACGGCTTTCAGCATCCTTGGCCGCGGCCCAGTCGTTGTACTGCCGGCGCAGGCGCGTCACGTCGAAATAGTCGTCGTCATCCTCCTGTTTGCGCACCGGAGCGCGCTGGGGCTGAACGGCTGGAAGGGTCTGCATCAGCGCTTAACGGGCTTTCCGCCGAGCCAACCGTAGTCGGTCGGGCGCGAATTATAGTTGGTCGGAACGGCCATCAGAGGGTTTTCCAGTTGCTCGTACCTGTGGAAGTGGCTGCCGATTTGTAGCCGGCAGCAACCTTTGGCTCGTCGTCGTTCGCCGCGCGCTTGATCCACGGCCTGGACATGCACTCGTATCGCCAGTCATCGCCAGCATGGTCTTCCATGTCGCTGTCGAGGTCTTCCGGCTTGTCCGGATCATGTTGCAGCGCCGGAATGGTCCTGATGCTGTCAACACACGTCGAGAAGCACACAATCATAGGCAAGCCGTCGTCGTCGCCGACGAACCTGGCTCGCATCTGATCCCAGCCACCCATTGCACCACGGGCCGCAACGCGCTTGTTATCGGCCGGTCGGAACGGGATCAGCTTGGCCCTGATCAACTCGGTATTCAGTCGCTCCGAGATCGGCGGCCCACCGTCCTCAGCAAAAGCAGCAGGATCGAGAACCCCACCAACCAATCGAGGGTCTTTCGCCTCGCGCTCCGCGATCCCCTTTCCAACCTGATCAGCATGCAGCTTAAGCCCCACATTAGGCTTTCCTGGCTGCATCCCGTACCATTCGCGATATCGAACCAAGCAGCCCCGCGGAAGCCAAAGCCCGTCAGGCGTCTTGAACTTATCCTGTACGATCGCCCACCAGCCGATCGAAAACGGCTTAGCTGAGCCCCAGTCACCAGAACGATTGCGCGTCCAGTTCTCAGGAATCTCGAACGGCTTGACCACATGCCGGCGAGCATCCCAGCAATCGAAGAAGGCACCCTCGATTACATCCCAGTCGCCCCAGCGCATCGCGCGGACGAGTGCAGCGGAGCCAAGGCCCTCAAGCCGCATCTCATACCCAGGGTCATCCTGACCCATGCTGGGGTTATCCTCGAGCCGAGCCGGAATGTACTGCCGCAGCATGCCGCCGTCGTTGGCCGGCATGAGCCGCATTTCCATGGGCTGCGCCGCTGTGACGAATGTGCTCTTGACCCAGAGATGACCGACGTTGCCGGGGTTGGCGCCGCACAGGATACGCGGAAAGCGGCCTACGTAATCTTTCGGCAGCACCACACCGACCATTCGGACGCGGTTGCGGAGGAACCGATACATGGTCTCCGTGAAGTGCGTCAGCTCGTCGATGATCAGGACGTGGATTTCGGCGCCCTGATATTTGTAGATGTCCTTTTCGTCTTTGCAGTGGCACAGATAGATCTTGGAGCCGTTCCAGAACCTGATCTCGTCATCAACGATCTTGCAGAACCCGGCATTTTCCCATGCCGCCAACATGGCCCGGAAGCCTTTCGGCCCCTCCATGTGGTTCTTAATCAGGTCGTCACGAATCCGGCGAAACAGGTAGACTTGCAGCCCAGGGATTGCCGAGCACCACACGATGGCGGCGATCCTCATCAGGTGGGACTTCCCGCCCCCCGCGGCGCCGCCGTACAAAACCTCCGTTGCTAGCGTCTCAAACGCATCCCATTGCCTAGGATGCAGATGAAGGTTCAGGGCGGCCGGTGAGGTTGATGATTGGGACGAGAGCCGCGCCGTCCTTCCCAGTGTGCTCATGTTCCTGCTTGTCGCGCCATTCGTCACGGCGACGGTTCTTCAACCAGAAGATTTGCGCCGTAACATCGGGCGGGACGTGCTCCTGGTATTTGGCGTAGACCGGCTTCTTCGCCCCGGCCGGCATGAAAATCTTGACTGCATCGTGGGTGTAGCCAGTCGCGCGCGCATACAGGCTGCGTTCAACGCGCTCGTCAGCAGCATCCTTGCCCCGCTTTAGGGCATTACAAAATTCAACGTGGGCGGATTGCCAGCGCCAGATCGTAACGGTCGTAACATTGAAGAAATCGGCCAGTTCGGCATCGGTCGCTCCGAGAGAGCACAGCTTTACTGCCTGCTCTGCATATTCTGGCTTGTAGGATGATGGCCTTCCTGCCGGCATCACACATCACCCACGCTGAGCGCAGCCGCCGCAGATATAGCCGAGGCCGAATGAAGCCATGCCGATCACGGCCGGCCAGAACCAGTCCATGACCATGGCGACGTACTCGAATGCCGGCGGGATGGTGACGGAGAGGATCAAATGCGGCGGCCCTTGGGATAGATCTTGCCGTTGCGCTCTTCAAGTTCGGCGATTCCAGCCACGATCATTGCGACGAGAGCTTTGTGCTGCTTTGCAGTCATGGTCTCACCTTGGGTTTGGCTTCGAAGCAGCGCGCCGGGGATATGCTCACAAGCCGCGGGGACAGGTTGCGGTGAATGACGCGCTGCTCCGAACTGAATGAAAAAGCCCGGCGGGGATGGCCGGGCAGTTAAGGGAGGAAACGCCCTTGGAGGAAACATCAGCCGAGAAAAGCAAAACCCGCCGAGCTTTCGCCGGGCGGGTCGCAAATCAGGATGATGCGCTATTGAGGCACATTCTTGACGGAAGTCAACAGGCTCGGAATCAGGAAAGCATTTTATTGACGGTTATCTGCCGGCAAAGCTCCAAGAACACGGCATCGCTCAGTTCGCCCTTCATCACATTTACAGCCGCCATGACAATCTGAATGTTCTCTGGGGTGTAATGGGCGGCGCTGTCTATCCTATCAATGCTGGGCGCGCTCAAATGCGTCCCTGCAAAGGTGGTCGGGCCCGTCTTTGTAATATTCAGTTGAAGCCCGCTATAGGCGCAAAGGCCGCCCTGCTCGAGGTATTTCCCAATTAAGTCGTCCTTGTCCAGCGCCCAAATGATGCCGCGCTGCTTTGCGGCAGCCATCTTGAGGCGAAGCATGTCAGCCCAATATCGGTCCAACTCGGGGGTGTAGAGTTGATGAATGACCCAGCGCCCCTTTTCCTGCTCACGGCACGTATTGCAAGTGCCGTGCAGCATCGTGAACGCCTTGCGGGAGCCATACTTTCCCTTGGCCTCTCTGAACCTAGACCCGAGAAATGCGAAACTCGCCTCAGGAAGAGACCTCTCGCAACGGTGGCAAGTAAATCTCTTATTCATCGCTCCGCTAAGGGAATCGACAAAGTGAACCTTCAACTGTTTCATGTGGACTTCAGTGCCTACCCTGATTAAAGAATCCGGCGAGTATCGCTGCTATTGCAATCCACCAAAGCACGCGAAACCACCTCCTCGCCCAAAGGTGAGTAAACGCAAATGGGCATGACGCCGCCCCCGCCAGCAGGAAGAACCAAACCACGCTTGCCCCCAAAGCCGTTTGTTGTTTGACGGTGCAACCTACGATATTCCCCACAGCTTAGCCAGCTTCCGCGCGCTGTCTCGCAGCAGCTCCTCGGCGCAGTCGCGAGCCTGGGTCCGCGAGTTGTACCCGACCGCCCAGCCGGCGCACTCGATCGAGGTCTCAGCACATACGATGTTGTCAACCACGATATGTGGCTTCCAGCCGATGTACTCGATGGCGTCCCGGATTTGTTTGCGGTGATGCGCCTGGGCCTCGGTCTTGGCCATGCCAGACATCGAGCTAGGGTCAGATGCAAACACCCGATTGAGGTCAGCGCTTCCGATCGAGTCCTGAAGGCCAGCAGCGCGCCAGTGGTGGCGGTATTTCGTCAGGGCGGTGTATTCGCGCCGCAAGCCATCCTGCGCGCTCAGCGACTGCGCCTGCTTGGTTAAACGGCTATACAGTCGGTCTAGTGGGCTGTCGTGGAATTGATAGACCCGGTTGCCGCGCTTGTCGTCGCCGACCGCGTAGTGGTTTTCAGCCTTGGCGAGACGTTCCATCGTTGGTCCTGTCGACACCGGATAGGCGGGGTTCGGCTTCCCCTTGATCGTCGCCCGCACCCCCGTCCGTCGAATATTCCTCGCCATTGCTGCCCCGTGCATGTGTGGTTTCCTTCGCTGCGTGATAGTTCTTGAGCCATTCCCTCGACCGCTCCAGGCGGTCTTGCGCGTCGCTGCGGGTCGGCTGGCGGATGCCCGTGTCTGGGCTGATTCCCTTCGGCACCGAATCTCGAATCAAGTCGTTGATTTTATTGGCGTCAGGGGTGATTTCCTCTCGCACCGAGCCGTCTGAGGGATCGCGGATCATTGCATGCGCCTGCCATCTGGCATCAGCCCATGCTTTGCGAGCAATTCCGGCGGCGCCTGGCTGACATCCGCCACAGGGGCATGGCGCGACCACTGCCCTGTCTTTGCGAAGATGGAAATTGCATCCTCGATCGCGATCTTGTCGGGTGCCGCTGACGCGCTGAACGCTACCGCCGCATGGTCTGACCAACGCTGCTGGTTGAGCCAAGTGATCGCCTGCGGAATGAACCGCGTGCCCACATCCCGCGCCTGGTCGGCGGCCATCCGCTTGACTGCCGCGATCATCATCGCCGGGTCTACGCCGGTTTTTGCAAGAGCGTTGAATTTCTGCTCAGCCGGCTTGCGAGGGTTGGGGCCTTCTCGCCGGGGGTATGCCTTCCAGAACTCCTCGAAAGCGTCCACGCTGGGTCGTGTCGCGGCAGCGACCGACCGAGTGTCTTCTTCCCCTTCCTCCTCCCTATTCCCTCCTCCCTCCTCCATCTGCGGAGGCATTTCTCCATTTTGGGGAAATGCGTCGGGCTGAACCGCTTCTGTTTCGGAAGTAGGATAGGTTGAAGCCACGTAATTACGGATATCGGCGGATTTGATGGCGCGGTATTTCGGCGTTTTTGGCTTCTGGTACTTACAGAAGTTGCGAACAGCACCGAGCGTCTTGCCGTCCTGCTGAAAGCGCTTGACCACATCAGCCCGCTCAAGTTCCGCGAGCAGCGCCGGCACATCGACATTGTCGACCGGCATGATGCGCATCTTGATCGTGATCGGCTTCCACTCAAAGACGCCCTGATCATCTGCCTCTGTCCATAGACCGAGCAGAAGCACGCGCGCAGCCATGCTAAGGCCAGCAAAAGCCTCATCCGTGAAAAGACCAGGGTGAACGGATCGAATGCGGGCCATTAGTCGATCCCGAGTTTCCCGCGGTAAAGGTCGACCATTGCCTCGCGTGCGCGCCGCTTATCCGCGTCTTCTCGCTGGGCCTTCACGATCGCGCGGAGCGCTGGCACGTCGAAGCCATTGCCCTTGGCCTCGGCGTAGACATCGGTGATGTCGTCCGAGATCTGCTTCTTCTCGTCCATAAGCGTGTTGATACGAGCCACGATGGATTTAAGCTGATTGTCGCCCATATCGCTCATTTGCGTTCTCTTCGTTGCTGGTGATGGGAACGCGATGGAAACTCTGACGAAGCATGAGCGTTACGCCATCGACCAGGATGTTGCGCATCTGCTCAGGAGCTATCTCGATGGACATCAGGTCGTCAGAGCCGAAGACCTGAAAATTAGCGATGTAACGGCCTGGCGCGGGGCTGGTAAGATACGCAAGCTTGGCGATGCTCATGCCGCACTCCGCTTCTCGTGCTTCAGTCGGCGGATGTTCACGTCCTTGAGCATGGCCTCAAGCTCGCCCCTGCGGATGCTGCGGGGCTTCTCGGCGTCGATGAGGGCCTTCAGGTGCTGGGCCTGAAGGCGCAGCGGGAGGCGCTTCATGCGGGCGACGATGGCGTGGATGGGCGTCATGGATGCTCCTTCCTGATCTGCTCGCGCAGTGCCTTCAGGTCCGCCGCGAGGGATTCAATCTTCTGTTCGCGCTCTCCGATGACGCGTACCGCGTGCAGCGCCGTGGTGTGGTCTCGCCCGCCGAAGCGCCGGCCGATTTCGGGCAATGACCGCTTCGTGAACTCCTTGCAGAGGAACATCGCGATCTGCCGCGGGTAAACCACGTCAGCCGTTCTGCGCGCCGAGAGCATGTCCTTGAGGACGATATTGAAATGGCGGCAGACGATCTTCTGGATCAACTCGATCTTCGGCAATGGCGAAGCGAAATCGTCCTCGATCGAGAACCAGAAGCGCTTGCGCTGGCGCTCTACCCAATCAGAAATCATCTCGTCAGTGATGGCCGGCTCAGACGGCGGGGCCGGCTGCTCCTCTAGCAGATGCATCGGCCGCGGCTTCACCTTGCGGATTTCAATCGGCTTGTCAGGCCGTGCCTTCCGGGCGATTTCAGCGTGAAACCGCCTTGACCGCTCAACTATGGCTAGCTGTGTCGGCGTCATTTTCTTCTCCCCCTCTAATGATCTCAGGCGCGATCTCGGCCGCTAAGCGCGCGCGCCGCAGCGACGAATTCATCAATGCGCTCCCGATCCATATCCGGATTGCTGCTGGCAAGCGCTTGAGCGTGCCGACTAAAAAACTCCGCAACATTGATCGCATCGCATTTCGCCCTTTGAATCCTTGCCTCCTGAGCCGCCGCCAGGAGTTTTATTGCAACTGAGTGCCGCGGGTCGTCGTGCTCGCCGTAGTACAACGCCTTGATCTGGCGGTATGTCACCCCAGCAACCCGAGCAGCACGAGCCAGCCAGCTCTTGCGGTTCCCCCCGAATGGACCGGCAATGATGCCGATCTCGTCCGGCCAATTGATCGCTTGTTCCATTTCTTCGGCCTTCTTTTCCGGCATTCCGGATACTCCTCATGGTTCATTCTGGCCCATGAGCTACGCGACACACGACAACGATAACGAGGAACTGAGCTTCATCACGATCGGCTTGGCGGTCAGAAACGTGATGAGCTACCTAGAACCTCGCAAAGATCAGCAAGAACAGCGCGAGCGGGACGCTCAGCGCGAGAGAGACGAAGAACAGAAAGCCGAACAGCACCGCCGTGCTGTCGATCAAGGCTTGCGCCACATAGCCGCGTTCGAGGAGCGCGCGTCCGGAAAGACGCTCGGCAGGCGCAAACGAAATTGAGTTGTCGGCGTAGTATTGCGTGACGCCGCGAGAGGCCGGCAGCGGACAAGCCCCCGTCGTAGCTGCCGGCCTCGTCATTCCGAAATTGCGATGCGCTGTCATGCGAACGCTCCCGCCTGCAAGCGAAAAGTGCATGAATTGTAGGGATTGGAAGAAGACATTTCCGGAGAAGATCGATGGACGTGATCGACCCGCATAGCGCACAGGAAATTTTTTTCGATCAGCTTCATGACGTGAAGATCGTTGCGGGAATTGTGCGGATCGCGCTCATTAGCAAGCAAAACGCAACCGCAGTGATCGTTGCGCGCCTTGCGCTGCCGCTCTCCGAACTTCCGGATGCAATTCAGGAACTGGTGATTGCGCTGACAAACGCTGCAAAAACCGCGAGCCCATAAGCGGGTTGAAGTTCCTCCAATAGGAACAGCGCAAATTGAATCAACCTTCGCGCATGTATTGCCGTATTTGCCCGTGCACGTTTTTAACTTGTGATGGTTTCGTGACCGTGAGTAGGATGCCAATCTTTCCTGATCACGGGGGCATTCATGAACGACGAAGAATTGCTCGAGCAATCGACTTCTGTTCCCACCATTTACTGCGACGGACTCGGCGCGTTCCGAAACATCAACGGCGCACTGCGCTGCGTCGGCTACGTCATTGGAAGTGGCGCGCAAGTGAACTTGATCCTGTCGCTGACAGGAGCCGATGCCGCGAACAGAGAGGTTCGGCGCATGCTGGACGAGCCGCCCAAGAACGTCACAAGCGTCGATTACCTTCGACTGGCTCATTAGGCCGCCCCCTGCGTTTCTGGCAGGTTAAGAAAGTCATTCGCCGTGACGGCTCCAGCCGTCTCTCGGATGATGGCTTCCATCCGCTCCTTGCCGGGCCACATGCGATCAGCGCAATAAGCGCTGATCATCTGCGGCGTCACGTCGATGCGCGCCGCAAATTCGGCCTTGCTCTTCTTCGAGCCATCGGGATTGGGGATTTCAAACCAGTCGGCGAGCTTCATGCTGCCGCGTATAGCATGGCTATAATTATAGCGCAACCATAATTATAGGCCGACTTGATGGGCGCCTAGGGTCCGGCGTGATAAAATTATAGTATGACCAAAAGACCCCCACCCAAGAAAGCCCTGGTTACCCCCCGATTCAAGGGCGTCATCAGGCCGCCAAGACAATTCTTCCGGCAGTGGCGAAAATACCGCGGAATGACCTTGGAGGAAGCGGCTCCCCAGGCAAACATGACGGCCGGCAACCTGTCTGCCATGGAGCGCGGAGCCCAAGGCTACACTCCCGAAGGACTTGAGGCTCTCGCCAACGTTTACCGAACAAGCCCCGGCTGGCTCCTTGAGGTCAATCCGCTTGAGGATAAGCCGGGAATGCTATCGATCTGGGACCGCGCCAATGAGACCGAGCGGGAAATGATCGTGGATCTAGCCAAGACGGTCGTGAAGGGCCGCACTGGAACTGACGGCTGATCGCCCTATGAGGTGGCTCCTGACGGCGATATTTCTCGGGCTCCCATGCGGCCTTCAGGCAACTCCGCTCCAGGACATGCTAAAGAGATACGATGACTGCGTTCTTGCGGTCTCTCTAGGCATCAGCGGCAACAGATATGAGGCCGCTGAGCGCTCCTTTTTCGCCTGCCAGACTGAGGAGCAGGCAATCCGCGCCATGGTTTCCGTCAATCCATACGTCAACGTGGAAGCTGGCTTAGCAGCTCGGAAATTACGCCTCAAAAGCATTATCCTTAGCGACCCGCATTAACCCCCTCCTCAATCTCCGCCGCTGATCCAGAACTCCCGACTCGTCGAGTGTCGGCAGGAAAGTTTTGGCGCGTCTCGAAAAATTTTTCTAGTTCTGCTATAATTCTTGTTGCGCCATAATTATTGTGGTGCTATAAGTTTCCTTGTCACCACGACGGGGTCACGACAATGCACATCGCCTCCATCCGCGAAATCCTGAACTACCGCCGCAAGCCGAACCACTCCTACTTCGTCGTGATGCGCGACTTCAGCAAGCGCGGCATGGAGGCTGTTGTCGATCCCGAGATCACCGCCGCTGGCGTGATCGATCGCCTCAAGTCCGGCGAGTGGGACCGGGTCGTTTTCATTCACCGCATTTCCGATGGCCTCGTTGAGGATTGCACCGACGAGCTGATCGACCGGGCGGAAGAACTGGCTCGGGAGCGCGCGTGATGAAGTATCCCACGCTCCTCGATGCCTGCTGCTCCCTGATCAAGCGGGGCTTCCGGTGGGACGCCGATTACAACCGCTTCGTCCGTGGTAGCTGGCATTGCCGCCTCATCCTCCAGAATAACGGCAAGTGCCGCACGGTGTCGTTTTGATCCCCGAGAACAAGATCGACCTCTTCTGCGCCTGCCTCATCGCCTGCATGGGCACGTTCGCAATCGCGAAGTGGGTGCTGTGATGACCCGAGACACAGCCGCGATCATCCGGGCCATCCAAGACAGCTTCCACCAGATCATGAACGCCGACGCGCAAGAGAAGCGCCGGCTGATTGATCAGATCTTCGACTACGAGGCCGTGCAACAGAGCGTCGCCGAGGCGATGGCAGAACCGGAGTTAGCAGTATGAACCAGCTTGCAGTTCAAGGGCCGTCTGAGGCGGTACCCGTCCAGTCCGAAGGCGCCGCCGTGCTTGGCATGATCGAGCGCGTCGCTCGCGATCCCGGCGTCAACATGGACAAAATGATGCAGCTCATGGGCTGGCGCAAGGAGATCGTCGCCGAGCAGAAGCGCGCCGCGTTCGATGAGGCAATGGCCGCGGCCAAGGCGGAAATCCCTGTCATCAGCAAAAACCGGGAAGTCGACTTCACGTCCTCCAAGGGGCGCACCCACTACAAATATGAGGACTTGGCCGAGATCGCCCGCGTGGTCTCTCCGATCCTCGCCAAGCATGGCCTCTCCTACCGCTACCGCGTGACATCGAACCTCAACGAGCCGGTGAGCGTGACGTGCATTGTGTCGCACCGCGCCGGTCATTTCGAGGAAGTTACCTTGCTCGGCGGACGGGACGAGAGTGGCAATAAGAACAGCATTCAGGCGGTCGCCTCCACCCTCACCTACTTGCAGCGCATGACATTGAAGGCTGCGCTTGGTCTTGCGGCCTCCGACGATGACGACGGCAAGTCCGCGGAATCTGATGGCACGATCAGCCTAGATCAGGTCGAGCACTTGCTCGCGCTCGCCGACGAGGTCGAGGCCGACAAGGAAGCGTTCTGCCGGTACTTCAAGGTGGACGGCATCGCTCAGCTTAAGGTCAAGGACTTCGACCGCGCCATTGCGGCGCTCAACAGGAAGCGGAGCGCAAAATGACCGAGATCGTCCAAGGATCTCCGGAGTGGAAGGCGCTTCGCTGCGGCAAGGTCACGGCCTCTAAGGTCGCCGATGTCGTCGCCAAGACCAAGACGGGCTATTCGGCCTCGCGCGCCAACTACCTTGCCCAGCTCATTGCCGAACGTCTGACCGGAACGCCGGCAGAAACCTATACGAATGCAGCCATGCAACACGGCACTGAGACGGAGCCGGAGGCGCGTGATGCCTACTGCTTCTATCAAGGCGTGACGGTCGAACAGGTTGCGTTCGTGCCCCATCCGAAGATTGACCAGGCTGGAGCCAGCCCCGACGGCCTGGTCGGCGACGACGGCTTGGTCGAGATCAAGTGTCCCAACACTGCGACACACTTGGAGACGCTTCTCGGCCAAGCCGTTCCCGCCAAGTACATCGACCAGATGCAGTTCCAGATGGCGTGCACCGGGCGGAAGTGGTGCGACTTCGTTTCCTACGATCCGCGCATGCCCGAGCACATGCGGCTATTCGTTCGTCGCGTCCAGCGAGACGACGCGCGCATCAACTTTCTCGAAACCGAGATCGCCGGCTTCCTGCTTGAGATGGCCGTGAAGCTCTCCGAACTCAACTCGATCTATGGCGAGAAGGAAGCCGCCTGATGCCCCGCACCGTCGTTCAGATCAAGGGGAAGGCCGATCGCAATCTCATTGCGACTTGGGCCAACAATGTTCCGGAGGGGACGACCGTGGAGTTTCGTGCTCCCCGCCGGAGCCTCGATCAGAACGCGCTCATGTGGTCTCTCCTCGGCCAGATCAGCAAGCAGGTTGATTGGTACGGCCAGAAGCTGACCAGCGAGGATTGGAAGGACGTTCTGACGGCGTCGCTGCGACGAACGCGCGTCGTTCCTGGCATCGACGCTGGCACGTTCGTGCCCCTCGGCATGCGGACATCGCAGATGACCAAGGAAGAGATAAGCGACTTGCTTGAGCTGATTTACGCCTTTGGCGCCGAGCGCGGCGTGAAATTCAGAGAATTAGAGGACGTGCCGAGTGGGCTTCCCTGCCCCGCATTCGGCGCTAGTGGGGACGGCGCAGAGGTGATGCCTGCGTCGTCCCCGCGCAGGGAGTTCATAGCATGAGCCGCAGCATCGCAGAGTGGATCGGAAAGACCGACGACAGCGCGATCCCGGTCCGGGTCAAGCTTCGCGTTCACGCTAAGGCCGAAGGCCGATGCGCAAAGTGCGGTATCGAGGCTGCGGCCGGCCAATACGACCACGCCATTTCGCTGGTGCTTGGTGGCGAGAACAGAGAGAGCAATCTCCAGTTTCTGTGCGTGCCTTGTCACAAGGCAAAGACAAAGCTCGACGTGAAGCTGAAGGCGAAGGTTGCGCGCGTTCGCGCCCGCCATCTCGGCATCAAGCACCGTCGTCGCACGATACCAGGCAAGAAATTCGATGGCACGCCGATCCCGGCCCGATGGGTCGAGGGGTAACCACTGCCGCTACGACACCATTTGAGGGGTTTTGAAATTTGAGCCGAATTGAGACCATAGCCGAAGGCGTGACCCTCTACCTCGGGGATTGCCGGGAGATCCTGCCGACGCTGGGCAAGGTCGACGCTATTGTGACCGACCCGCCATATGGGATCGGCGCCGCCAATGGCGCCGCGGGAGGCGGGACTGATGCGACCGGACGCTATAAGCGCAAGCCTCGCCAGTATGCCGGCTCGTGGGATGGCGAACGACCTGATGCGGCGACGTTCCAGGCTATCTTGGATGCCTCAAAGCATCAGATCATTTGGGGCGGAAACTACTTCGCTGACATGCTGCCGCAGTCCGGCCGCTGGCTATTCTGGGACAAGCTCAACTCCATGCCGACCTATTCGGACGGCGAGATGGCGTGGTCCTCCCTGTCCGGCGCCGCCGTGAAGAAATTCACGCGTTGCAATAACGGCCTCGCCTCGAATCGAGACGGCGATCGAGTCCACCCGACACAGAAGCCACGCGATGTCATGGAATGGTGCCTTGGCTTCCTTCCGGATGCCCGATTGGTCTGCGATCCCTTCATGGGGTCTGGGACAACCGGCGTTGCCGCCGTGCGGCTCGGCCTCCAGTTCATCGGGATTGAGTTGGACCCCAGTTATTTTGAAATCGCGTGCCAGCGCATCGCGGACGAGTTGAGCCGCCCCACTCTCTTTGTTGAGCCTCCCAAACCCGTCAAGCAGGAGGCATTCGAGCTATGACCTTCCATCGCTGGGTATTGTTTAGTTGGGTGCCTGACTATCTCCGCCTTGGATGGATGGCGTTACCAACCTTGGAAGGCACGGGGCACGGGATCTATTCCGCTCATTGCGTTTGGCTTTGCCAATGCAAAATGGTTGAGCCCGACATTTTGACCCCTTCCACGCTCTCATCGCCTCACGGAGGATCACTATGACGTTTCGAGTTGGGCAGAAGGTCGTGTGCATCAAGGGGCCACGCCGCCACCGCGACTTGACCCAGCCTAAGATCGGCGAGGTCTACACCATTCGCTTGATCTATCCGTCTTCATTTACCGGAGAGCCGGGCTTTTTGTTGGAGGAGATCGTCAACGGTCTTCATCCCAATGGCCGTGAATACGGCTTCTACGCCGATCGCTTCCGCCCCGTCATCGAGCGCAAGACCGACATCAGCTTCGCCCACGAGATCCTGCGCAAGGCCAGCAAGCCCGCGAGGGCTCCGGCGGTCACCTCTCCGCAATGGGTATCTCCATGATCGGCCGCTTCATCTTGCATTGCGACACTGAATATTTCGACCTCGCGAAAGAGGCCGTGGAATTCCTGATGGAGAACCCACAGCACCGCGAGACGATGTATTCGCAGACCGATGGAAGCGGCGGCATCGACGTGCAGGTCTTTGCCAAGCGCCTGAAGGGCAGCATCACCGTTCGTCAGGTGCGGCCATGAAGATCCTCGCCGCCCTCTTCCTCATCCTGGCGCTTGCCCTCGCCAACATGGCAGGCCCGGCACATGGCCCAATCGGAGACTTGCTGCGATGACTGAAGATCTGAAGCCCTCTGTGCAGATTGCCGGAAGGGATAACCGCGGCCGTCCACGCCAAGAACTCGCCGACAAGATTGCGGCGTTTGACGATAAGGCATTCTTCGAGTTCACCGAGAAGACAATCTGGCTGTCGGCATACGCGAACAACAATCCGCGCTCCGATTTTCATTGGCAGGCGGACGCTTGCTATTCGGAAGCTGAGCGGCGCGGGAAGCCAGAGATCTACAAGAAGGCTTGGGAAAAAGCAGCGAGGACAGCATGACCGAGGTCAACCACACATCCGCTGCCACCGTGGATAGGGCAGAACTTGCCAAGCGCGTCGAAACGACGCCTGTAGACGGCAAATTTGGAACGAGACTATTTGCGATGAGCGACGCCGAGCGCGATCTTGTCGTGCGTCTGCTCCGGTCTGGCGATGCTGCCCAAGCAGGGCGAGACCCCAAGCGCGAGTGGATATCGCCCGTTAAAACGGTGGGAGATCTGGTCAATAACTTACTTGGCCTTGACCAAAACAATGAGATTTACGGCGCCTATCACCTTGATTTAGGTGACCGCAAGGAGTGCAAAACGCGCGGGCTCTCTCTATCTCGCGAGCGAGTTCTGCATAACGGCAAGATCGACGATAAAGACCCGAATTGGGCTTTGACGGGGTATAGCACCGTAATTTGGTCGGCTCCTGATCCGCGCTGGGATTGTGGGGTTACCCTCCAAGCTAAGCGGCCTGGGATCGACCGCTGGTTCGACGTGAACCCGGATGAAGTCGAACTACTTTGCAATGATGGGTGTTTCATCCGCGCTCTCGCCGCCCAACCGCTGGCCGCTCCGGCAACGAAATCAGCCCCGGCCCGTTACACGCCTCAGAACTACGCTGAGCGTCCGCCAAGCAGTGATGCCGCGGAAGTCGGGGCTGGTACCCGGTGCTCTGCCGCCACCGCCAAACCTGACATCGAGGCTCGAATTGCGGTCCTCTTCGATGCCCTGAAAAGCATCTCTAAGAATACATGCTGCGATAATTGCAGGGAGGCGGCTAACGTCGCCAGATCGGCCCTTGCTGCCTACGTCGGCTTAGCAAGGGAGAGCGCTCTCCAATCGCTCGCCGACATCGACCGAGATCTGATCGGCCACGACGAGACGATGGCAAATCTCAATGCTCTGACAATCAGACGCCCATGAAATTTTGCCCTCGCTGCGGCCTTCAAGGCGGCCACGATAGGATGTGTCAAATGGCAAGCACGTTTGGAGATACCGAAGCAGACCGAGAAGAAAAGGCGGAAGCTCAGCGCCTCCACATGCAACTTTCTGCCGGCACGGCGAAGCCAACAAAGCTTGTTTACGTGAAGCGCTGGCGAACGCTGGTCGAATTGCCGGAGAAATACGCCGACGAGATCGTGCAGGCACTCCGCGATGAACCGCAGACAGCGCCAAAGCCGGGGCGGTGATGGGCATCACTTACGGCGATTACCTGATCGATAGCGGCTACTACGACCCGGAGGAAGAACCTATGCCATTTGACGCCAAGGATTTCGATGAACGAATGGAGCGGGCCGAGAAGCGTGGAGCCGCGTGCCAGACACTGGCAAATGCCAAGGAATCTATCGTTGCCGCAAGCATTGGGGCCTGCGATTGCCACACCAAGACGAACAATCCTGCCTATCACATGGCCTATTGTCGGTGGCTCAAGTTGATCACCGCGCTTGATCAACTGGACGATGTCGCGCGGTATCTGAACGACTCGATTGTCGAGCCCGCCCCCTCCGCATCCCCGCTCTCGCGCCCTCACCAAGCAACGGGTGAAGCATGAGCGAGCTACCGCCCGTGCTGGACGCCGCATGCGGCCCCAGAGCAATGTGGTTCAACCGCAAGGATTCCCGCTGTCTCTTCATTGATAGGCGCCGAGAGACGCATGAGATGCGGCATAATAGTTCTCCGCGCTCGCCAATCACTATTGACCCCGATCAGCTTTGCGACTTCACGGCCTTGCCGTTCGATGACAACTCCTTCGGGCTTGTCGTTCTCGACCCCCCACACGTCATCCGGGATGAGGCGCGAGGGAACGTGACAAGATTTTACGGCGTCTTGAATGGCGATTGGAAATCAATGCTGCGGCAAGGATTCTCCGAATGCTTTCGCGTCCTCGCTCCCGGCGGGGTTCTCATTTTCAAGTGGACGGAAACGCAAATTCCTCTGCGAGAGATACTCGCGCTGACGCCAGAAAAGCCGCTCTTCGGGCATAAGTCAGGCGCGAAAGCCCGCACTCACTGGTGCACGTTTATGAAAGATGGGTGGATTGCTCGCCCAGAAGGTCAGTGACATGACAATCGTTTGCAGCCGATGCGATGGCAACCATATGCGGTCTGAGTGCCCTGAGGACGACTGGATCACTAAGGGTGCAGATACATCGTGGGCGGCGCTAATGGCCACCAAGGAAGCCTATCGCAAGCAAGCGCATGACTTGGCTGCCGAGAATGCCGAGCTCAAAGCCCAAGTAGATCAGGAAATCAAAAACTGGAAGGCTCGGAACAGATCCGCTTGTGAGGCTGAGCAGGAAGTTGTTCGGCTCAAGGAGCTTTTGGCTGAGCGCGATCCGGAGTCTGGGCCATGGTTTAGGCGAGACGAGTTCGCTCGCGATGTGATTGAGATCGTCTATGGCGTGCTGAAGGACGACAGCTACTCCTATGGCGAACGCTGCGAAATAGCGATGGATTCGATCCTGAAGTCCGGGCTTGCGCCCCCTTCGCATTCGCCACAATCCGTTCTGTCAAGCCAGAACGTCGGGAAAGACATTTCCAAAGAAGGGCAATCTCTTTCCAAAAATCATGAACGAACCGCGGACGAACACCGAACGGGTGCGGTGGTGACTTCGCAGATGCATCAGACCCAGGGGGAATAGATGGACGAGGTCAAGCCGCCACGACGCCGTGTCGTGTTCATCGCGAAGATCGAAGCCGACGACTGGAACAGGCTCAGCGACGAGCTCGCCCACATGTCCCGCGAAGTCGATCGGGGGCAACTGCGCAGCACTTCAATATCTGGCGGCTATTCCTGCGGTCACATCGTGGTCGCCTCAGAAGACGGCTCCATGGATCACGACCGGTGGTTCAAAGAACTGAACGCCTATCTTGAGACCCAGCGCACTCCCCAGGACAGCACCGGAGCCTCCAATGACTGAGCGCACGCCGACGCCGTGGACAATTGGGGGCGATGATTGGAAGCCGTGGACAGGCGCGATCTCAATCATCGGCGCCGATTACGTGACCGTCTGCTGGACTACATCCGGTGGCAATATCCCGGCGCTGGCCAACGCCGTCTACATCGTCAAGGCCTGCAACGCCTTCCCGGATCTGGTGAAGGCGCTAGAGGATACGCTGTGCGAGCTGTCGCATTGCGCCACCCAACTGGCGGCACGTGGTCTGCCAGGTCGCGAGGGAGACAGCGTTTCCCGCGCTCTAGAAGCCGCGCGCCGGGTGCTCCGTGATGTGAAAGGAGCGCCGGACCATGGCTGATCCAATAGAGATACTGGCGCGCGAAAATGACGCTGAGATGGTCCGTCTCACTGGAATCATTTTCGATTTGCTGAACGCGCTCAAGTCGATTGCCGCCAGAGCAAGGTTTGAGTTGGATCATCCGACCGAGATGCGCGACACGGCGTTTTCATTGATCGAAAAGGAGGCCCGCGATGCCATCCTCGGTCGTGTGGGAACAGGGAAGGAGCCATGAGCAAAGACGAAGAGTATTTCACCGTCGTCTTTATGGGCAACGTCAAAAAGCTTGAGGGGAATCCCTTCTGGTTTGAGTCCGATTTTGGCGTCCCTATTTCGATTGCGGCCGGACACGCCCTGGAAGAGCTGGACGAGTTGAGGGACGCGCAGCCTCCGGCACACCACGAAACACCTGAAACGAAAGGGGCAAGTCAGTCATGAATCGAATGCTCACACTTGCTCAGGCGGCGGCCGAGCTTGGTGTGTCCAAGCGCTGGTTTCAGTATTGGCTTGCCGAGAACCCGGTGGATAGCGCCGGTCTGCCGTTCTATGTTCCGATCGGTCGGAATAAACGTTTCGAGGTCGCCGACATCGGCCGGATCAAAGCTGCAATCCGCGAGGGGGAACGATGCCGCTTAAGCTCTATCGGCGTAAAGGGATCTACTATTGCCGCGGCACAATTGGCCCGACTGGTAAGCGACGTCGTTATAACGTCTCGCTCCACACCACGGACAAAGACACCGCGGCGCGCCAGGTTGCCGAAATCGAGTCCGGCCACTGGAAAGGTCATTTCGATGGACCAGAGGCAATCCTGACGTTCGCCCGTGCGGCTCAGATTTACCGGGCTGCCGGCAAGTCGGCGACGTTTCTTGAGCCGATTGAGAAGTACCTGGGCGCGACGCTGGTCAAGGACATCACCGAGGGATCGGTTCAACTGATGGCGAAAGACCTCTACCCGAATGTGAGCAACGCCAGCCTCAACCGGCTGGTGATCGTGCCCACAATCGCCGTCATCAACCATGCGGCGCGGTCGAAGCTTTGCTCCCGGCTGACGGTCCAGCGGTACGAGGAAGACGCCAAGGTCAAGGAACCGGCCACGCTCGAGTGGGTCACGAAGTTCCGGGCGGCAGCCAAGCCGCACCTCGGCGCCATGGTCCTGTTCATGTATCTGACGGGCGCCCGCCCCGGCGAGGCTATTGCGGTGCGATGGGATGACATCGACCTGGAGAAGCGGACGGTCCTGATCCGAGAGACCAAGCTGAGCAAGGAGCGCGTCGCGCACCTGCCTGCCGCCCTGGTCGTCGTGCTGGCGAACCTGCGCCGGTTCGATGGCCGCGGCGTGTTCATCTATGGGCGCCTGAGCTCGCTCAAGGACGCCTGGAAGACCGCCTGCAAGAAGGCAGGGATCAAGGTGCTGACGCCCCACTGCTGCCGCCACGGCTTCGCTACGGGCCTCCTGCGGCGCGGGGTGGACGTGGTGACAGTCGCATGGCTTGGCGGCTGGGCGGACGCCGGACAGGTGCTGAAGACCTATGGGCACGCGATCAAGAACCCGAAACTGACGGATTTGCTCGCCGGGCCGGAGCTGCCGCACTACGCTGAAATTGATGCACAGAGTGCGCAGTCACGACCGGCAAAGGAAGAAAAGGCAATCACCGCAACGGCTTAGAGGAATTAGCGATATCCTTGGGCAGGAAAGCGCGAAACCAGCTAAGCACGGAAATTTCCCTTTAATTCAAGGAGCTAAGACATGACAGATTTACGACAGGGTGCAAGTGAATGCATGAACGATGAGCGAACATGCACACAAAGTGGTGCAAAACTGACGCACTCTTGTTCCGGGGATGTTCATGGCTGGACCGCCGCCCGCGCCGCCCTGATCCTCAAGCGCGAGGCGGTCGGCGCTGACACTCCGACCGGCCTCAACATCTCGACGCTGGTCGAGCAGATCGAGCGCCGCCCGACCTACGTCCGCCCCGAGTGGGCCAAGGACCGCCGGCAGACGCTCGACTACCAGATCGAGAAGTCGCTGGCGCGCCTTGCTGGTGGGATGTGAGGAATGAGGAAGTCCCCGAATGCCTGTGCACGGGCACCGGGCGCCGGCTAGACGGCGAAACATTCTGATCTAGCAGAGGCGATCCCTAAGCTCTTCGGAGGCTAGGCAGTAACCGCAGCGGGTGAAAGCCCCGCACACCGACGAGGACAGTGAGGTAGCCATGAGCAGACCAGCCAACGCCGACATGATCGAAGGTTTCCAAGATGGATACGATCTAACCGCGCCGGAGCCATCCGCCAATCGCTCGGCAAGCTACCGCCATGGCTTCATGTGCGGCCGGATCGACAAAGGTCAAACCGTCTGGACAGGCACAGCCGACGATCTGCGAAAGCTGGCTGATGAAGCTATGCAGGCCGACGCCGTCCAACAGACACCGGGAGCGTGACGTGAATGCAAGTTTTAAAATGGACCCGGTCGAAACCGTGATCGCTCGTTGGCATGAAGCTTATGTCTCTTTTGATCGAGGCAAGATGTGGTTCGCCATTGGCGGCGGTCAATCTCCTATCCAAGCCCAGGAGATTATCGAATGGTATCGGATCAAGTACATGGGTCAGCGGTGAGGCGGAGCAACCGCCAAAACACAACAGGAGAATGACAATGACGGATAAAGAACTGCTTTCGATCTGCATGACGGCCTTCGAGGCTATGCCAATCGCAGCGAAGTCCCGCAAGGTACTCAAGAAGCTCGACCGCGAGCCCGCAGCGTATGCAGGCAACGGGGAGCCACATCCTGGCTGAGACCATGGCTCAGATGATCGGCGAGCACCTGAAGGGCGGGCTCTAGCGGTGCGGCGGGGCAAGTGAGGAGCACATGACCGAGACGGTCGAAATAGTTGCCAAGGCGATATGGGAAAAGCGGCGCGAACTCGCGAAACGCTGCCATGGCATTGATCTGGAAGCGTGGGGCGACGGGAGCATTCCTCGCGCTAATCACGTCTTCGAGGAGGCTCAGGCCGCGATCGAGGCCATGGTAGGGCCGTCATTGGCCGACCACGACCTTCCGTTCCATAGCGAAACGATGGCTGATCTGGAATCTCTAACTATCCGCAAGTGATAACGAGGAGGAACGGATGCGTAGGATTTGTTTGCTTTGCGAGGGAACGGGATTCGTAGTTTGCGACAACGATGAGGAAGGCTGGCGTCCTCCGAAGTCCGATAATGAACCGGCTGATGAATGCCATGAATGTGCCGGGTACGGATTTGTTACCGCGGATGATTGAGCGACTAGTAGAGTGAGGAGGTGATGTGCTTTGCAGAGCGGCGGCGTGGGAAATCGGTGACACGCAGCGTGAGGAATGCGGACTCCAAAAACAGCGCAAGAAGGTCAGGAAGGTGGGCCACTCGGCTCTGCACCCGTAAGGGGCACCCCGAGAAACACATTGCCGGGGTAACGTCCGGCCCGCTCTGCAAAGCGCACCAAATACCCCATTCCGCGAGGATAAGGGCGGCAGATAAGGATCGGGAATGCTCGATCGATGGCTGCCGCGAGGGATACTCAGTGAGGCAAGGAGAGCACGGCAATGGATGAAAAGCTCATCAACTTCCTAGTGCGAGCTCGTCACGCCAATTGGCGCCAGCCGCCAAAGGTTTGGAACGAACAGCTTCGCCAGGCTCTCAGTGATGGACTTGTTACGGTCGGCTGGGGCGGCGTCATCAAGGTGACTGATACCGGCTGGGATGCCGTGAAGGCTGCCGCGGATACGAATGGGGATCATCGTGGCGGGTAAGTGGCCGGCAATTGACCGATATAGGATTCTTGTGCCCTGCCTCCGCACATGCGACTGCGGCGCGACATGGTACGGTGAGCCAGACGAGAAGATGATCGGACTTTATTGGTGGACCCTATTCAAAATGCCGATCTAGCGCAGATGACCGAACATCGAGGAACCTATGACAGAGACCGATCTTCACACCAAACTCAACCAGCTCGCCGCCAACATCAAGGACGCGGAGAAGGCGTATGAAAACGCCTACCATGAGTGGGTGATGGCAGGGAACAGTCTGCGCCGGCTGGAGCGACAGCACCGCAAGATCTGGCTTGATCTATTCGAGCGACCGCGCACAGACTTCTCGAAGCTCCGGCCGATGACGCCTACCGAGGTAGCGGAAGTTGAGCGCAATACGCTGCAAGCCGATGCCGAAACGATTGAGCGGCGGCTTACGCGCACTTGAGCAGGAAGGGAAACAGCATGAACAAGATTTTGGAAGGCGCCAAGGAAGCGGTTAAGGTCACGCAGTGTGACCATGACTTGGTCGTGCAGCCGCGCACCACTGCGAACCCGGTCCTGGAGCGGTTCTACTGCACCAAGTGCAAGGCGACGATCTACGAGCCGATACCGGCCTGGCGCAGCTAAGCGAACATCGAGGATGACAATGGACTTAAAAGAACGTGTCGCCAGAGCGATTGGTGAAGCCGCACTAAATGACGATCCAGGCAGAACACAACTTGATTGGCCGGACATTAGTTATCCTGATGCCAATGGTGGGCTGAACCTCCTCGTGCTGGCCCAAGCAGCTATTGATGAGATCGTCAAGGGCGCGGAGTCCTGCGGCGTTTGCGGCTGCGCAGTCTACAAGGGGCTGCCAACCGCTGTTGGGCAATCACCACTGAAGTAGTTTAGGGGCATTTGCGCCCCTACGGTCCCCGGAGGGAAAGATGGACAAGCTTCTAGAGATTTTTGAGAAGTCGCTGGCTGAGTATCAGGCCAAGATCGGCAAGAAGGACAATCTTGTCGGAAGCGGCGAGATCGTTTTGGCTGAATTCAGAAAGCAGCGCGATCAGATCGTGACGCTTGGGCGCCTATTGGCTGATTTCTATGCCCAGAATCCTAGGATTAAGGACGAGGTTTACAGGAGCCAGGCGTATCCCGACGCCTGGCCGCAGTAGGGGTCTCACGCATTCCCTGAGGGATTGAACATGCGAGTCTGGATCTATACCAACGAGCGCTATCCGGTCGGAGACAAGGACCGCCTGAAGGTGTTCGCGACGAATGAAGACGCCCAAGCCTGGTTCGAGGAAAACGATCCCGAGGGCGTTGCCTTCGAGTATGAGGTCATCGGCGCGGCTTGACCGTCCTCACCGCCCGCGGAATCATGCGGGATGGAAAAGAAGCATCAACAGACCATCGTTCGCATCGTCCCGCATGAAGAGAGTTTCGAGGTCAGGGTATCGACCTGGTTCTATTTCGACGAGGACAAGTCACGGCGGGATGTATCGGGCAGGCCAACCAAGGACGAGGCCAAGGTGGTGGCGCAGGAGTTTGCGAGAAAGGAAGCTGAGAAATGATCAACCGTCGCTCACTCATCACCGGACTGATTTCCCTTGTTGCGGCGCCGGCCATCGTGCGCGCCGGGTCTTTGATGCCGGTAAAGGTGCTCACTGGCGCAGAGCTGTTTGCTGCCGCCGTGCCGGGGGATAGTTTCTCGGCGGGTGTCCAGAGCGCGACAGACTACTACGTTTCAAACTGGATACCCTTAGCCGACCTGCCCCCAGACGGGGCATGGATCAGCGTAACCATGAGAGGCGCGGAACAAGCGTTCACGCATCAGATATTTACCCGGTTTGTCCGGCAATCGCGTTAAGTCACCACATTCGCCTGCGCCGTCGAAGCCTTGTTGAGCTGACCATTGTACCAGATCTGAGTCAAACCAGTTCCGGTATATGCAGCCAATCGGCCACCGTTCGGCGTATTCGACATCTTGAATGCGCTTCGTCCGGTGCCGGACGACGTGCACGTCGCAGTCGCCTCGCAGCGATACCAGCCTGGGACTTCCTCGCATGGCCATATCTTTGCCGTCGCACCAGCGCCGCCCGCGCCAACGGAGCCGCCGGTGCCCCCGCTGATATCGAAGTTTGCATAAGCCGTCGCTCCGAACCTGTTGCTATCGAACGCGATCTGGAAGGCACTGCGGCCGCCGGACGGAACCTTGACGTACATCGACGTCGTCCAGACCTCATTGAGGGTGAACGTAATGAGGTTTGTATTCAGGGCGCTGTGCGTCGCGTTCGCCGTTCCTTCGGTGACGGTCCAAGCCGTGTTGGCGTTGCCAAATGGATCGGTCGCATTCTGTGCGAAGGTAAGATCAGCCGGAGAAACGTATCCCGATAGCGTGTTTGACGTTGTGTTGAAGTTGGTAGCGGCAGCGACGACGGCGGGGAACGTCGCCGTGCTCTGAACGCTAGGACCGTCTCCCGTGACCGTCACAACGCACGTCGGCACTTTGCCAATGTCGCCGGAAGCCCAAGTCGGGCTTATCGTCGAATTTGTTCCTACATTGGTCCCGTCGAGCTTCCACTGATAACTGTAGCCGATCGTTCCGGAGCCCGAAACTTGCGGATTGCGAACAACACAGTTTGACCCGACCTGCGCGAAACTGAAGCCGGCAAAATACGACGCAGGCCGCATGATAATCGGCCCGAACGTCGGACGCAGATAGGACCTGAACGTCGAAGCCATGAGGGGCGTGGCGGGCCTGGTCGGCTCCACGCTTCCGCTTGCCGGATGCAAATTGTCCGACGTATCCCACACCGCTGGGGAACCGATTTTTACAGCATCGTAGGTGTTAACAATGGCATCGATACTGCCAGCCGCCAGCCGAGCCTGAGCAAGCGTGAGCGCATACGCCTGTGTAGCGTCAACGGTCGCGTCGCCACCGTGGGTCGCGTTGTACAGTGGAACATCGTTCCACATGACAATCTTGGGCTTTGGTGAAAGAGTCGCGCAAAGCGCGATCAGAGCATCAACGCGAGTAAAATAGGTATCTGCCTTACCGTTGTCGCCGTAGCCGTCGTTTCGGGAGCCTGTCGGGATAAAGATATAGTTCGGCCGCACGCCTGAATTCAGAACGGACGTAAGCGCTGGCATGAATGTTGACGAAGTCTGCCCGCTCTGGCCCACATTCATGAACGTCATAGGCGCGTCTGGCGTGCTCGCCCCGAGGATGGCGCGCTGTTGCCAACCGTCTTGACCGTCGCCTGTTTGGGTGCCGGAGCTTTGAACGCCGCCCGAAACGCTATCGCCTCCGTTCATGAAGCTGGTGGCGACCACGTTTCCGCGATAGCGGAACTCAATCGACATGAGCGGAGAGAGTGCCGACGCGCTGCTTCTGAAATAATTCGCAGGCTCGTTCGTCAGCGTTGAGACGCCATCGCCATTGAACACCCCCATGTCGTAAACGCGGCTATAATCGATGTCGTTGCGGTCCCCGACAATCTGAGTCCCGGAATAATTGGCCCCGGAGGCATTGCCGTTGGCATAAAGCCTCAGAAGCAGAAGATGACGCAGCGAACCATCATCTCGGTTTACTGAAGAAACATTTAACCAATCGCTTTCGACAGAGGTTGCCACGGCGTTGCCGGCTCCGGCCGAACCACTAACAGCCGAGCCGCCCCATAGCCCGACCCGCCAGCCGGGGCCAGAAGTCACTACGGAGTTGTACTCCGTACCCCCAACAATCGGCCGGAACCTATGAGCCGCGGTATCACGCAAAGCCGTTTCGGTTGAAGCCGCTACAAAGCTGAAAACACCCGTCGGAGATGAAATGGTATTCCAAACACGGATGCGAATTGCATCGAAAGGCGCTTCGCATTCCTGGCGGAGGTAATAGGTCTGATTCCCAACGGGAAAGGTGATATTGGGGATTTCCATCCGCATGAGGGCGCGGAATGAGGTGCTCAGTGACCCAAGGACAGTGCTGCCCTCCCTGCCGAAACCCCTGCCACCGGCGCCTAGCTTTCCAAATGCCATTGATCGAGCCTTACGGGTTGGCGATAACGGAGATCGTGGCGCCGGGCTGAACGCCGAAGTATTCCGGCGACATGGCGCCGATCGGCAGGCTCGAGGTGGTAGCCGTGCCGCCGACTTTCACGGCGCACTGCACCTCACAGGTGATGCGGATGTATTTGGTCTGAGACCCGAACGCCGCGGAGGTCTGCACGCCGCCACTGATGTCGAGCGTTGACTGATCGGCCAGAGACGGAAGGGCCGCCATCTGCCCAGCAGAGCCGCTATTGGTCGCGGTCAGGACCCCGAACTCAGAAATCCAAACGCGGCTAGCCGCCTCGGCAGAGGTTGACGCGAGCAGCGCAAAGGCCGCGGCGACGAGGTATCGCAGCATGGGTAGGCTCCAGTTTTTAGATGTGGTTAGATCGAAGGATGAAACGAACGCTGATAGCTCTAGCAACTGTCGCTGCTTGGCCTGCCGTGGCCTTGTATTGGGCCTTTCGGTATGCAGCAGCGCATCAAACTTGGCCGCAGAGAATTGGATACTTCGCCATGATGCTTGGGCCGGTCGCAGTACTCAGCTTGCTATGGCTTGGGGCTTTCGTCCTGACATATGGAATCGTCATCGCGTTACTTGGCTCTTAGATCCCGCAACGGCGCCGGACTTCGGCGATCTCGGATTTGGTGTAACCGTGACGACGAGCCATCTTCTCGGCCTCGTCAGAGTTGCCGGCATAGGTGAGGAGAGCCCTCGCCTTCCAGCATGGGATTTGCTCAGCGGACCACGCCGGCCGCGTCATCAGCAGGATCAGCGCGACAAACAGGACGAAGATGGCAAATACCGTGAGGGAAAGGAAGAGTGTGGCGCGACGCTTCATGTGAGGCATCTAGCGTTTGTACTCGCCATCGATATTGCCGCGGCGTGGTCCCTGGATGAAACCCTCTCCGTGGCGCAGCTCGTCGTACCACTTCATCAGAAGTTCGATCTTGGTCTCTTGGACGGCGATCTTCTGAAGCGTATCGCTAAACGCCTTGAACTCTGTTTTGATCTCTTTGAACTCCTTGGAGAGAGCATTTAGCGTCATCTGATCACCGGCCTCTTTGCCGCCTCTGTTGTAAAGGAAGGCCGCGGCCACCATGACCGCGCCCGCCATCGTGAGGATGTCACCAAGCTTCACCGTCCATTCGAACGTCAGTCCCATTCCGTTAAGCTCCTAGAAATCCGCCGATTGCTAGGATTGCGCCCAGCCTGTGCTATGGTTACCGCCACAGCGCGGGTTAGAGCCGTCGTGGCGGTCGCCACCGCCGCGGCGGCTCGCTACTTTTTGGCCGCCTGTGAGATCGCGTCAGCCTTGGCGTGAAGCTTGCGCGAAAGCTCATTGGCGCCGATCACCATCTTTTCGATGCTGTCACGGCAGAACCAGATGAGCGCGCCGCCCGCGAGAAAGCATCCGATGTTTCCGAGGATCATGAGGGAGGTCATGTGTTCGTTCCTTTGACGATGGTGGCAGTTGGTTTCGTTACGGCGAGCGTCGCCGCCATGCGATCTTGGCCACGCAGCATCATGCGATCGCCGAACCAGAAGCCGATGATGGCACCGAACATGGCCTGCGTTTCGTCCGGCCAAAGCACCTTGACGAGCTGCCCGAGGTCATAGCCGCTGTTCACCGCATAGATGAACATGAAGACCTCTAGAAGAATCCAGAGATGGAAGAAAACAAGCGTGACATAGGGCCTGACAAATACGGCCAATCCGTCCACAAACTTGTTGCCGCTAAGGCCAGCACCAAAACTGTAAATGTGGTCTGCCTGTCGAATATCAGCCTGAGCGTTAGCGAGATCGACCTGTAGAGCCACGCCTTCCTTTTGAGCCTGGAG